CAAAGACAAAAATAAAAAACGTTGATTTAACAACGTTTTACCAAGGAATGCAAAAGAATGCAAAGGAATAATGGAGCCGGTGGGAGTCTCTGACACATTATTAAATCAAGCTATATTTAATTTTATAACTCCTTTTATAACTCTTTAACAAAAAACGTGATCGATCACTATTTTTATTTTTGACAAAACTACCACTCTTCCAAGCAGATGATTTTACGAATTTAAAATGCGTTTATTCGATTTACATTTCTTGGATTTTAAATCCATTTTTCAGCAAACAAAAAAACCGCAAGCCTGAGCCTGCGGTAGAAATACATTTTAGAAAAGTTTTCCTTTCATTTTATTTTTTAAATCATTTTGTTGTAATCAAGCCAGATGGCTCTACTGTAAACTCTGGCTTGTCTGCCATGCTGCCATCTGGTTTGAGGTAGTACCAGCCAGTCTTATCTGCTGACTGGATAAAGGCGTTAGATACCATGTTGCCGTTTTTACGGTCTAGATAGTACCAAGTCAGCTTATGTTTAATCCAACCTGTGACCATCTTACCATCTTCATCGAAGTAATACCAAGCATTATTGATACGAGCCCAGCCAGTGGCCATAGAGCCTGAATCCGTGAACCAGTACCAAGCATCCTTGTAGTTCAACCATGTACTGCGTTTCATGAAGCCTTTATCATCGAAATAGTACCAAACATCATTGATTTTCTCCCATTTGTCAGTTGGATAAGAGCCGTCTTCACGAACCCACCACCAACCGTACTGGTTCTGTTGCCAGCCTGTTTCAACCTCTTCAGGCGGTACGATATACCCAACGATTTCATCGACAGAACGCTCATTGTAGCGACAAGGGCCACCCACTTCTAAGTAGTCCCAGTTGCCATCGATATTCTGTTCAATCGTCTTGATGGTATATCCGTCTGAGTCTTCATAGACAAGACCTGTATGGCCATAATTGACACCATCGCCTGCCACATAGCTTTTCACGAAGAACCAACCAGCTTTTGGATAATCAGCATCATACACGACTTTCAAGCCTTGTGAACGTGCTGATTCAAGTAAGTCATAAGCGTTGCCCCAAAGGGTCACACCGTACCAATGACGTAGCCCATAACAAGGCACGTCGGCGCATTGGAAACCATAGGCTCCATCATTATCAACTCCATCGCCAGCTTTTGCTTTATCGATGAAGAACTGAATCATTTCCTGTTTTTTAGACATGTTCTACTCCTTCCAAGCGTCGTTCATCTGCTTCACTGCTGACTCTACAAAAGTGTCCAAGTCCTTGTCGGTCATGCTGATGTTATATTTGGTCAGCTCTGCACGGATTTTAGCACGAGCCTGTGCCAGTTTTTCATCTCCTTTATAGCCTGTCTCTTGAGCTACCTGTTCCACGGCATGAACTGCGTTTCTGGCTAGGATTTCAGCAATTTTTACAGCTTTCTCTCCGCCTTTTCGCAAAAGATAGTCCTTCACTGCTTTTACGATACTGCCTGCTGCTACTGCTAAAAAGCCTGTGGCAAAAGCAATAATAAATTCATTAAATTGTGTCATATGTTTTTCCTTTCTCATCTTCAACTAAGATGTCATCTCTAATCTGCAACGACTCAAAATTGTTGTACAGGTGGTCGATGTAGCCATTACCACCTAAAGCCTTGTAGCTATTATGCATGTTCTCCACTACGTAGAACTCATCTTTTGTAGTAAAACCACGACGGATAGCCCTGCGAATATCACGATCAAGGCGCATCCTCATCGTAACAAGGTGCGCATCGTCGTGAAGTTTTAGCTTTGCTTGTACTTCGTCAATTTTGGCGTTATTCTCGTCAGCAGTAATCTGGACATCTTTGATTTGTTTCTTGACATCATTCAATTCTGAAATGATTTGGTCTGTCTGTTCCTTGGTCTTCTTCGGCATTTTATAGCCCAACCAAGCCACGACAATCGGCGTGGCAACTGGTAGCACATTCATAAAGAAATGCTCTGTTGATTGTAAGACGTCCATAGGCACCTCGCTATTCTTTAGGTTCATACTTCCATGCTGCACCCGTTCCGTCCATTTCAAGGCGACCATTTCGGGCAAAATCGCTGACAGGTTCACCGTTGTATGTAAATTCCTTATTCAACTGAACCAAGATACGCTTGCCTTCGCCGTCCACCTCAACATGAGCTGGGTCTTCAATGGTAATCAAGTCATGTGCCATGTAATGCTTACCTACTTCAGCAAGTGGAATCAACTCAACCAATTCCTTGTAGTTGGTTCCATAAGCGATTGTCTTGCCTGCTACGGCATTTAAAACGACCGCATGGATGATTTTCCCATAACGGTCGGTTTCAGCTTTGTTATGCTTAACTTCTTGGTCTGTAGCCGTCTGTTTAGCCTCATTCGCAGCTAATTTCTGTTCAGCTTCTTGCAATTTCGCTTGTGCTTGCACGATGGCGCTTGTTGGGTCAAGTTCAGTTCGAATATGGTCTAGCACTGCTTGAATCAAAGTTGCTTCGTTATCCTGCGTATGGTCGCCGTGCAATTCCACTTGCTCGTAAGAATAGCGTCCGTTGTTTTCCATCTTGATTGCGACTACTGTTGTGTTTTCTGCACCTTTCAAATAAGGTTTAATTGCTACTTCGTAATTCATTAGTTAGTTCCTTTCATTTTAGCTTGTGTTTCTTCAAATAGCTCTTTTAGAGCTGAGTCATATTCTAGAACCTCTTTCATCGTGTGCAGTTCGCTTGCTGCATACAAATAAAGAGCTTCATTCTTAGCTGATTCTTGCTCGCTGACTGCTAGCTTTTTAGTCAACGAATCAAGCGTTAACTGATTTACTACTGCGTCCATGCTGTTGTTCATGCTATTGTTTTCTCCATTTTTTCTATTTTTTGATTTAACTCTTGGATGGCCTTGATTAAGTAAGGCACCAGTGCAAATGTGTTATATGTGTAAACTCCATCTGGACTCTCACGAAAAGCGTCTGGAGCGTACTTCTGCACATCTTGAGCCATGATACCGCAAGATATATCCTCAATTTTGCCATCGTACTCTTTACGATAGCTGTAAGTCTTCAATTTCTTAATAACATCTAAGCCATAAACTTGACTATCTTGGATATTTGATTTGTAGCGACGGTCTGAGATTTCCTTATTCATAGGAATCCAGTCATAACTTGAATCTTTATAGTAGAGGTAAAGATAGCCATTACGAGGGGTAATTTTTGAATATTTATCAGAATAGACCCACGTTCCTCCGTCGTAAATGATATTGCCAGTTACTTTTAGATCACCATGTATGATTGGTGTTTTCCAAAATTCAGCAGTATTTTTGCAATACATCTTACCATTATTTTTGACATACCATGCATAGTATCCAGCTTCGCTCCAATTATATCCCCAGTTGACCCACAAAGCAGTCGTTTCATCGCCACCTTCGCCATTTCCCATTCCAACTGAGAAGTGGTTCTTTCCTGTTAACCACTTACCAGAACCAGAATCATGAACACCTAATTGGAAGCCACCAATCCAACCCTTGTAGGCTTCTAGGAATGTTGAGCTAGAAATGACAGACTCGACTTTTGTCGCAAAAATGCGTTTAGATGTCAGGTGGTCAATAAATGCTTCATTTGCCGTAATTTTTCTAATGAGCGCATTATCAACTTTCAATTTCTCAGCCGTGACTGCTTCAGCGTCTAATATCGTAGTCGTGACCGAACCAGCTTCAAAATTGGCCGTTTTCAGTTTATCAACCATCGCCGACTTGATAACAGCTCTATCAATCAAGGTCTCGCCAGTGATATGAGTCAACTTACCAGTGATACGGTTTTGACCTGTAGCACCAAGGTTGATTCCAGAAATGATGTCTCCAGCCGAGTTGATGTTTTGAACCGCCCACGAGCCAGCCAATTGGGTTTGGACTGTGCGAATCGCTTCTTCTGTGTCTTCGGGAGCTTCCTTGTAGTCCGTCGCGACAGAACCTCTTTCGAGTTGAACATCTGTCACATAGAGATTGATGGTCTTCCCTTTTTCTCCGTAAAACATCAAGTTCAGATTCTCGACATCGTCCGATAAACTAAACGTAAATGTGAAACGCTTATACTTCGATGTTATTTGTGTACTTGGGATATTTTGCCACTCTTGCCCAGTAATGTTTTTGTTTTTGATATAGTGCAAGCCGATTTTTAAATTACTATTAGCACCGTCATCTTTGGAAACAAGAAGAGATACACTCACTTTCTCACCTCGAACACCATCAAATGCAAAAGATTGCTGAATCCCAAAATAATAAGCAACATCTTGCGAATCGTGATAGAAGTGTAGCCCTGGACGATTTCGATTAGCTGAAGAATGCTGGTAATTGAAATTCAAACCAAAGTTAACAGATTGAAATTCAAGCCAGTTTTTTGAACCGTTCTTAAATTGACCATTTCTGATATAATTCCGGCCACCTCTCGTAGCCTTTGACACCTCAACCTGGAACAACTGATTGGTCAAGGCCATGCGAGCGACCTTATCCGCAATTCCAGTTTCAGTATTGCCTAAAATTCGCTCATAAAGCTGACTGGTTTCTTTGACACGCTGGAAATCAGTTTGACTAGCCTTGCCAGCAATCTGAGATGTGATGCTTGCAAATTGGCCGTCTACTGTCTGCTTGTACTGAGCTATTTTCGTAGCGATATCGTTGTTCGTCTGTGTGCTCATCGCACTAAATCGACGTTCTAGACCTCTCACATCTTCCTGATAAGCTGATTTCCCAACGTAGTCTCTAGATATCTGCTCACGAACTGCGCTAACTTGACGAGCACTCTCGTCTCGGGCATAACGCTGTAAGCTCTCTTGTCGTTGACTATCATTTTTTACGTATTCTTGAACAGTTGACAATTCTGTACGCAATTTCCCAGCTTCAGCCACAACTAAGGTCTTATCTGCTTTATCCTTGGTTGCGTTCAGGATTTCCTGACGGATAGAGCCAGCCTGCACCTCGAATTCAGCCTGACTCAATTTCTGATTCAGCTTGTTCTGCGTGTCTGTCTCAAGACTCTTCACCGACTGCCTAATATTCTCAGCAGTCACATTGAGTGAGCTGATATCCGCTTTGGTTCTGAGGCCTTCAGTCAGACTTCTCACACCAGCATCAAGTGAATCGGCCCGTTGCTTAAAGGTTGATTCGACGGCTGAGATTTGGCCGTCTGTGTCTTCTGGAGCTTCTTTTGGACTTGTTGCTAATGTGCCGTTTTCAAGTTGGGGCGCAAGGACATCTAAGTATTCTCCTGCATCAGCACCTAACAAATAAACATAGCCAATTGATAATTTTCCAGCTTTTTTTCGCTCGCTGGAAAATGTCAAATATGTCCATTTATCATCTTTCAAGATAAAATATGGACTTATACCTGTTGCATCGTCAGGCGCCCAATAGGTTTGTAACCTAACTCTTTGACCAACTGAACCTTTTACCCAAACAGACATAGTATAGGTCCCTGGCATTATTTCAAATTCGTCCTGAGCAATTCCAATTTGATATCTAGCATCGCTGGAAGTAAGACGTATCGCTTTATCAAAACCAGTTGCTGGACTGTCTGATACATTAATCGTCTTTGTTGTCCCAACGCCTGATGGCCTAAAGGTTCCTGATGTCCACAATCCGCTGGCTAGAGCCATGCGTCTTGTTCCTCGGATATAATTCCGCCCCCCAACCTGCACACTCGCTATCTTACTAGCCAACTCCTCAGCTGTCTGTGTGAGTTCAGACTTGCTTGCCTTACCGTTGGCCAAGTTGGTCAGCTCTGCCAGTCTACGAGTCGTTGTCTCTTCATACGTCGCTTGCGCTGACTTCACACCAGCCAGTTCATTCTTAGTCTTGTTAAGTGCTTCAACCTGCTTGGCAATCTCAGCTTCAGCCTGTGCCTGCTTCGGTCGAATATCATTCGCGATAGTCCGTTTCAGAGCATCCAAATCACCCGACAGAGCCGTCTGAGCGCTCGTAGTCTGCGACTTAAACGCTTCAAGTCTAGCAATCGAATCCAGCCCAATCTGCTTGGCTTCCTGAGCAAGAGAACTACTTGCACCAGCATTTTTCAATGCTTCCTCAGCCTTACGCTTGACTTCTTTCAATGGCCCGTTGTCAAAGCTGTTGAAACGCTGATTGATAGTGTCAGATAGTTCTTGCTTGACTTCTTCCGCCTTGGCCTTAGCAAGTTCGATAGCATCCGTAATGTCTTTCTCACGCTTGGCAAACTCAGCGTCAAATGCACGGTCAGCGTTTGCGATTGCATGTTCCAACATAATGTCAAATTGTGTTTCTTGCTTGTCCAAGATTGCGTTTGCTACTGCTGAAACACCGCCACCATTTCCTCCTGATTTCACTTTGTCATCAAAGATAATGGTTAGATAGGCACCCTGTCCATTGTTTCCCAAACAGTCATACTCGTAGGCAATGGCTTTCTTATAAACGTCCACATTGTGCTTATAGCTTTTCAGATTGACTATATCACCCATATGGACAGTCTGGCCATCAAGCTCGTAGGCTTCAATCTTAATGGCATCTGTAGCCTTATCTATGTGTTCGTTAGTGAATTTAGCACTAGCCCACTTTGTCAACTCCTCAACAGTTTGAATGTTGTTATTTGTATAACTTCTTTCGTTGATATATGGGTAAGCGCCAATTAACGGACTATCAACCGTTATGGCAATCGTTGTGTCTTCCTTAGCTCCCTCTGCCTTAAATGTAGACTTAGCATGGATCCGAGTAACAATATTTTGTGAGTTCTTGGTTCGTTGATAGGATTTAAGGTTTTTGTGAGTAGAGATGATAACACCTCTGTCCTCTCCTCGATTTCGCTTAATTGAGATAGCGAAATTATCCCGAACCATCTCTCCTTCCCATGTCCCAACAATTGAGTGAGCGCCATCCATCAACACGCTGTAAAGTGTTTCTACTTCTTTCGTGTTGATGGTTCTCCTGTCCGTGATATCACTGGTAAATGAAAAATCATTGATAGGAGACTTAGCAACCTGTACCAATTGAGAAAGAGCCTGCCAACAACTCTGCTTATTGACAGACAGAGGATTGATAGACCGCTGCATGACATCATCAGTTATGTGGTAAGCAGTGATTTCTAAATGATCATCATTCTCTACTGGCTTCTTGATACGGAACAACTGAGGGCCAATCACAGGAGCTGGAGCCTTTATCAACATATCTTCACGGAAAAGTTGATAAATCTCAGAGTCAGTAATAGGGTAGCGAAGAGTGAGGGTAAAATCCCCGTTCATTTGCTCTTTGATGATAGCTGAGGTCGCTTCATGCAGTGGAATACCGTTCCATTTAACGTTACGAGTATCACTTTCAAGCAAATATAGCATTATGCCCACCCCCAAACTGTCTCAATCGTCATGGAACTGATACCAGCACCTAAGACAATCCCAATATCTTGTTTTTTGATTGGGTCAATCGTGATAAAATCCCCTGTCCACTTAATTCTGGAACCTGTTCCGTCCAAGAAACTAGGATTGTTAGGGTTATTTACCATGACAGCTCTTCCAGATAATCTCTCTAAGCGAATGACCTGCCTGTCCACTGTGAAACTAACCTCAGTCGCACTCTGACCAGTTAAGGTAATTGTCGGGAAAGCCAAAGCAGATCCTTTGGTTCTTAAAGTGCCACTTCTTGAAAAGGTCTGATTGTCCGTGGCTTTGAAAAATTTTGTAGGGTGACACTCAAATGTGACTTTGAGCGCATAGTACCCTGCACGATTTCTAGTAGTCTCGGAAATCTTTACCTTGTAACACCACATCTTAGTGGTCTTGACACGTTCGCTTTCAAGCCAAAAGTTTTCCCTGGCAAAGAGAGCCAAGAAACGGTTCAAGTCCTCTTCCTTTGGTTTTACTAAGTGAAGCGTGTAGGATTTTTCAACCATCCCTCTGTGATGATTAGTTTGCAGGATGGCTCCGCTAATCCCGTCATGCTCCCATAGTTTCGTCTTGCTATTGGCAATCACGATGGATGGCGCTTCTTCTACAATGACATCAAAAGGAAAAGAGGAGGTTGCTACACCATCAATCACCAGTTCATTATGTTTGATCATATAAGCCCTCCTCTAAGTTGTGTTTTCCGTTGCAGTTCATCCGCAATCTTTTGAGCGACAACGTCAGCAATGCGATTGATATCCATCTCTTCGCTGATGTTATTTCCGCTAATGCTGACATTGATAACAGGAGACAGACCTCCCATAGTTTGAGCAATTCCACGGCCGATAGCTCCCAAGGTTCGTTCGTTTAGTGGTAAGACAGCCTCGTTCCCAGCCTCTCCACCAACCATAAGGCTATTTCCGTTTGAACCAAAAACAGTCGGCTTGGTCAAGATACCACCCTTGGCATACCACTCTACGCCAATACTTGGCAACCCGTTACTCAACCAGTCAACTGGGTTAAGAGAGCCTGAAATACTAAAGTGTGGTAGAGGGATGTGAGGCCATCTAAATTCAAAGTTAAAGAATCCCTTAATAGCTTCAATTGCACTACCAACTAAATCCTTAGCCCCGTTAATAGCATTGCCGATTGTGTCTTTAATGCCATTCCAGACACTGCTTGCGGTTGATTGAATACTATTCCAGATATTACTAATCGTATCTCTTATACCGTTAAAGACACTTGAGACCGAGCTTGAAATACCATCAAATATTCCTGAAAGAGTGGACTTGATGCCGTTCCAAACAGTTGAAGCAACCGTTGAAATAGTGTTCCAGATGTTAGACAATACCTGCGCTATGCCATTAAAGATAGTACCAATGACGCTCGCAATCCCATTCCAGATTGTTTCTCCGACGCTCTTAATGGTTTCCCAAGCACCCGACCAGTCACCAGTAATGATCTGCATCACTGCCTTGATAATACCCAAAACAACGTTGATAGCTGTTTCAACTACCGTTTTAATCACTTCCCAAACTGTGGACGTGATAATCTGAATATTATTCCATTCCCCTTCTATAAGAGGACCTATAACTGCCATAACAGCACTGATGATAGCAGAAATGCCAGTCCAGACTGCGTCCGTAATAGAACGGATTATCTCTTGGTTTTCAGTCCACCACGTTACAACAGTGCCAAAAACACTCATTATGAAATTTGAAATTTCACCTACAACAGTATTAATTACAGATGAAATAGCCTCCCACACAGCTGTTACTACGTTGCGGAATCCTTCATTCGTTTCCCATAAGTATTTCAAAATGACAACGACCGCTGCAACTGCGGCCGCTATTGCAGCTGCTGTCCCAATGATTGGTAACGCGGCGGCAATCATGCCTCCTATTGAAAGTTCAAGAGCTGTTGCAGCTGCTTGTAAAGTTAGGAATATCGGGGCTATAACTCCTACAGCAGTAACAACAGCTCCTATGATTACTATAAATTCTTTAATCGGACCAGGTAATCCGCTGAACCACTCAGCTACTTGCTTGACAATATTCCCCAGTATTTCAAATACTGGCGCCAGTACTTCAGCAATTGCAGCACCAACTTCAGACATGGCCAAAGTAACTGAATTTTGAGCCGTCTGGAATTTATCGATTGGGTCCAATGTGGCTTCGTATGTGTTTGAAACTAAGCCAGCAGATTCTTGGGCTGTTTTCCCTAAATCTTCAAAACTTAGTGCTCCACGTTTGATAGCGTCAACCATTTGTGGCGCTTTTTTAGCCCCAAAAATCTCCATAGCAATACTTAACGCTTCTGTCTCGCTCTTGCTGTTTTTTATGGAGTCTATTGTTTGTTTGAGACCTTCATTCATGCTCTTGCCTTGTTTGGCATACACTCCTGCTGCTTTCGTCAACCCTGATAAAGCAGCGGACGAATCAACACCATGTTGCTCTAACTGCCCAACAAGTGTAACAGCTTCTTCAAAACTAAGTCCCAACAATTTGATTTGAGGAGCACCATCTGTTGCTTTTTTCATCAAGTCATCAACTGAAACACCCGTAGCCTGGGCGACGAACGTAGTTGAATCTAAGACTTTTGATAAATCATCAACAGTCATTCCATACGCTTCTAATGCCTGTTTCGACTGAATAGTCGAATTTGTAACATCAGAACCGTTAATTTCTGAGAATTTGATAATATCCTCTGAGGCACCCTTGAGCGCTTCGCCTGTCAATTGAAATTGAGTGTTAACTTCTCCGACGGCATTCCCTACTGTTGAGAAGTCTGTTGGTAACGATGTAGCGATTTCGTTCGCAACAGACTGCATACCTTGCAGAGCTTCTCCTCCAGCACCTGTTTTGGTAACAATAATATCCATCCCTTCGTCTACTTGACGAAAGGCTTCCAGAGCACTTTTCCCAAAGTCAACTAGTTTTTGACTAATCTCAGATAGCTTTTCAGAAAATTGGTTTAGTAACTCAGCCTTTAAGAGATTGTTAGTCTCGCTGAGACTATCTCCAGCCTGTTTCCCACTGCTGGATAGCTTTTCCATTTCCTGACCAAGATTAGCGTAAGCGGTCTTAGCTTGGTTCAGCTCCGCTTCCATCTTGTTAGCTTCAGCTGAGTTTTCGCCATACTGTTCTTTAGTTAGACTTAACTGCTTCTCAAGGTTTTCAATTTGACGAGCGACAATTTCGGACTGTGCACCAATCTTCTTTTCAGCCAATGCCAACTTGTCGGCTTCACTAGCATTGGCACCCATCTGGCTTTCCTGCAGTTTAAACGAACTGACTACTTTTTCAGATTCGCTGGCAAGTAGTTTTTGTTCATTCTGCAATTCTTTCAGTTGGGTTTGGTTATTCTTAGTTGCATTCCCATTGCCCTCAAGAGCCTGATTGACACTAGCTAGTTTTCCCTCATATCCTTTCAGGATATTTTGAGTTACTTCTACTTCACGCTTGAAAGCACGATACTGGTCTGCGCCAATATCTCCTTTTTTGAACTGTTCTTCAACTTGAGATTGAGCTTGTCTTAAGGTTTCTAGCTTTTCCCGAGTGGTTCCCACTTGCTTCTGTAAGACTTCTTGTTTTTGGGTTAGTAAGGTAACATTCCCGGTATCAAACTTTAAAGCATTATCAATTTGTTTCAGCTCTTTTGTTGCGTTAGCAGACTCTTGATTGACACCTTTTAACGCTTTTTGTAAGGGCTGGGTATCGCCATCGATTTCAATTTTTATCCCTTTGATATTTCCTGCCATATTTCCTCCTTTCCTTAAAAATAAGGAGCGCTGAGAGGTTTTCTATGACCAGAATACTAGCCAACCAAAGGAACTTGTCCTCACAATCGCTCTCTCAGCACTCACTTTTTCTCTAAAATGCATCAAAATCAGCTTGGGTAGCCTTTCGACTCCCCGTTTTGTTTTTGCTACGCAAGTTGACATAATCTGTCTGATAATCTAACGCCATTCCAATAGAAATGTGCTTGAGATCATCAATAGATAGGCCAGTTTCCTTGCAACAAGATAGATAGGATTCTACCGTGAAGGCTTCTTCGCTTGCTGTTTCTGATGTGTCTGTTTCTTTTTTGTTTGCAGTACCGCGTTTAACATTTCCATCATTAGCGGACAAACTTCGTCAAGAGGAAATTCTTCTATCTCCATGAAGAAATCATCAAACGGTTTAATTTTTGGATTGCCATATTTAGCGAATACCCAAAATAGACGATAGAAAAAGGTAATATCAAAATCTTCTAAAAGAGAGAAATCGACGCTTTTCGCTACCAAATCATTACCTTTTTCTAATTGCTTCAATTGAGCTGCCAATTGCTTATTTTTCGAAATCTTGAAAAGTTCTTTGAAAAAATCCCGCCCAAACTCGTTCTTGTAAGTGACTGGAGTAAGGGCATTTGATGCAAGCTCATAACGCTTATTGCTGATTTTAATACTTCGCCGCATTCTTTACTCCTTATCCTAGAGATGTTGGTTCGTAAACGCTAGTAAACCAAGCGTCATACACTTCTTTCTTGTCTGCAGACGTAATCGAACGTTTCACTACGCTATCAAGCGGACGTGGTGAAGCTTTGAAGCTAAGTTCACGCTCATTGACAGTTGTTCCGCTCTTAGTAGCAGAGCCGTTCGATGGACGACTAGCAGAGCAGTAGTAGAGAACGTAGCGAGTCTTGTTTTGATCTCCTGAAAATTCAAACATAATAGCAAACGGTTTAGTTGAAGCATCGCCTTTTTCAGTCAATACTCCTGTTTGATCATCCTTGAGTTCTCCTAGGATTTTTGTCGCAAATTCTTCCGTGATATGCGGTACTTTCAATTTTCCTTCATACCCTTCATTTGAGTTCATGAAGTGGTAATCCACATCGTCGGCTGGAATTGCTTTCGATTCTCCTTTTGGTTCTAACTCCAAATTCATCGCGCCAGGGAAACGGAAAATTTTCCCGTAGCTAATGACATTTGTGTCCCCGTTGATAGTTTCGATTGGTGCGATATGCACGTTTTTCAATCCAAAGGTTACTTTATTTTCTGTTTTTGTCATCTTCTTCTCCTTAGTACAAATAAACAGTGTAAGGCTTGACAGATAGCCTTTCTGTTGGGATATAGCTTTCTTCTGATACCTCAAAAACAAGTTGATGTTTAGACAATAACTCTTCCAAGGTCTCTTCCAAATCTTCGTCTTTACGTCCAAAGATAAGCTCTACAGTCACAGATTTAATCTGGTATTCCTGTTCATCATCTGCTCTCTTGATATCTGGATGTGATTCAAAGTAGATAAGGTAAGGTGTTTGAGGAACGTGTCCAGTTTCAAACGCACGATAGGCTATAGGTAGATTGGTTTTACTTAGAATATCTACAAGATCAGATAATTTCATTTTTGAATAGCCTCCTTCACTTTCCGTTCAAAGGAATTGATTAGCTTTTCTTCTACAGGTTGGATATGAGGGATAGCACGACTGCGACCACCATTCCTTAAAACATGGCCATTTTCAAGTAGGTGTGTCAATTGATAGCCTGTAGCATTATGGATTACGTATGAGCCTTTGGCGTTTTTCTTGAGGCGCCATCCTCTCCCATACTTCCCTTTATTCTTTGGGCTTGTCGCTTTCAAAGTCGCAACAGCTTCATCACCTAACTCTTGTGCGATAGCGTCAATCTCATCTTCTAACTCACTAGAATACTCACTCAGTGCTTTAGCGATTTCTGCTGATAAGTCACCTGTTACACTCATGGCAATTCCTCCATCAAGGTCAGCTCCAGAATTTCTAAACCAATCGGAAATGTTTTGAGAATACGATACCGTTTCCCGTTAAATTCCGCTTCTTCCTCGTTGTTATACTCAAAACTATGAATATCAAGGATAAGGCTTGGTCTAAGTCCAACCTGGCTAGCCTGATAAAATTCAGAACGAGTAATGGAACGCTTGCGACACAAAATAGTCAACCGCTTTTCCTCAAATAGAGGTTGGTGCAATTTATCTAATCCTGTTTTAACCCTTGAGATCAATGTAATCTCATTGTTCCATGCCATGACTTACCTCAATTTCAAATTATGCAAGCGCCATAAAAGGTGGCGCGGCATATCCACACCACCTTCATAGCGAAAGGCTGCAAAATCAACTACAAACATTTGGTGTTCAGCATTTTCTGATTCAAGCGAAACTCCCAAATTATCTTCCAGTTCAGTTATGACAGCTTCGATGATTTTCTCCAAAGGCTTATCACGTAGCTTTGTTGCTATACCCAATTTTAGTTTTAGTAATTCTAGTAATTGAGCATTGTCCATAACTACTCCTCATCTTCCTCTTCGGGTTCTTGAGGTTCTGCTTCTCCTTCGGAAATATCGTCATCATCGATTTTAGTCAAGAAAATAGATCCTGCGCTATTTGACCCATCTAACAACTCTTGAATGAAGGTCTTATTGCTCCTATATCCTTTTCGGGGATAAATATCCCCGATTTGATATTCATATTGTTGAGGGTCTCTCAAATCCTTAAAAGGACGGATTACTTGATAAGCCATCAGCTACCTCCTTACCCTGCAGCGTCAGTGTAAGTTACATAGAAGCCTGCTGCTTCATCCACTTTCTTAACATCGAAACGGTTTGCAGTTCCTAAGTATTGACCGTAGATTTTATCATCTTGCCATTTGACAGTTGTCTGCGCACGGTCAAACAATGTCGCAAACTCTCCAACGTCACCGATAAATGCTTTCATTTCACCTTTGGCATCCCCAATGATGTCATCAGGGTAAACATCGATTACACGACCAGCGAACTTGTAGCCAGTTGGAGATGTGATATCTGTTTGAAGCATGTAGCGACCGTCCTTGTCCTTGATTTTATCAAGGGCGGCAAACATAGATTGGGTACATACAATAGTTGCATCGTAGTACGGTTTCAATTCCACATTGAGAATATCTTTCAAGCCGTCCAAACCAGCTGCGCTTTTAGCTGTAGCTGTCTTAAGAACCTTAGCAATTTCTTTATTCTTAGTGATACGTTCTTGGTTCTTAGCTTGTTTAGCAACCAATCCCATCACATCGTAGTCAGCATCATCAATCAATTCTTGAGATACTGGCAAATGTCCACGACGTGTCTTGATTTCATAGTTCACTTTTGTAAAAGTAGGTTTAGCCAACTCAGGGTTTTCTTCCAACTCTTCAACAGTGTTCATTGTTTGGTCAGTCAATTTAACAACTGCCCATTTACCACTTGCATTCTTGACATTAACGATGTTAACCAATGAAGTCAAATCTGTCTTGTCTTGTTTCGCTTCTTTAGGCGTCATCAATTCAACAGGGATGATTGCTTCTCCTTCAGCAGATTTGAGACCATCAGCACGCACTTCTTTTGTTCGAAGGTAGTGGTTAAATGCTTCACGTTGTTCCAATGTTTTTCCTCCTCGTTTCTCAGTTTTACCTGGTGTTGGTGCTTTTCGATTTTGCTCTTCGATTTGTTTTTCCAACTCATCGATTTCTTTTTCTAGTTGCGCTTTTTCAGCTTCTTTTTCTTCAATTTCCTTTTGAAGATCATCTACAGTCTTTTCAACTGCTGAAACTTCTTCATCGGTTTCAGCACGGTCCAACTTCTCTAGTTCGACAACTGAGCGTTTATTTAATTCTTCGATAGTTTCTTCCAACTCAACTACCTTAGTTGCTTTTGCTCGCATACGAGCACCAAAGATTAATGCCTTGTTCATAGCTTAAATTTCTCCTTAATTTCTTTCTTTCGCTTATCTAGCGCTTCACGATTAGCACGACTCTGACTTTCAAAGTCTTTTTGCCGTGCAGCAATTTCCGTTTGTGGATATGCTGGGAAAGTACATGGACTAACTTCAAAGATTTCTAGTTCTAAGACAGTATCCAGATACGAACCATCTTCACGTTCCTCTGTTTCAATTTTTATCGGAATAAAGCCAAAGCTACATCCGATAACATCTCCACGCTTGACACGGGCATAGGCTCCAACAGCTTGAGGGTCATCCTTGTTAATGATGATGTCCCCAAAAAGACCAACATCATCAACACCAAGCGTCAGAGTTCCGTTACCTGTTCGACCAAGAACAAGACTATCATCATGGTTAAATAAAGCTCTGATATCAGCGTCTTTGATAGCCTTCTCAACTCCTGCACGCTTGATAACTTCACAGTAGCCTGGCCACAATTCCGTCTCCTCGTCAAACTTGATAAAGTAGCCACTCAAAATCAAATCACCAGAGTCGTCTTCTCTCGTTTGAAATTGAGTGGCACGATAACTATTCCGTTTCTGCATTCTCTTCCTCACCTCCTTTCAGTTTGTTTTGATCTCCTAGTTTCTCTTGAGGGATATAGTTCTCAAGGACAATCAACTCTTCCATCTCAGAATCAGGAGCCATACCAAGCCAATCTCTCCACTCATTACGACGCATCGCAGTACTGTTTGTCATTTGTTGAGCAACAGCAGACAACTCTGTAATGTTGTAAGAGAAGAGTGAGCGAGGATTTAGCTTGAAGTAACGATTGCTAGACAAAAGTAAGTCTCTGGTTAGTGTTTGAGTAATAGTGGTAGCGATACTCATGACAGTCGTATTTACAAAATTGTTATACTCTATCTTATTGAACTCTCCTACTCCCAAAATAAAAGCAGGTACTCCTAATAGCCCTGCAACTGTTCTTTTATCTAATTCGACAGACTCATTTAAAGCGATATCCGTTAGACTAAGCGGTTTTACCTGTTGGACATCCAGCAATTCTTCTGGAATAAACCAAGGGGCACCAATTTTACTAGTTTTTAAATATTTTTCAGCAATTCTGTCTCGACCCTCTTCTGATTCTAACTCTACACTTGAAGAATCAACTTTAACTATCAAGCTAGGTATGTTCCTACCGTTCATAAAGCTTTTTTTAGTCTTGGTAGCCATGTTTAAACTTTGAACCACATCTGTCAACGTCACCCTAAAACCAGTTCCAATGTATGGAATATCTGGATCTGGATTGATGACGAAGTGGACTACTTCATCAGGGGAATACTCTTCACCCCTAAATGAGATCACATAGGAATTCTTATCTGTTTGGAATGAAACCTCTCTCATCGGAAATGGTCTTAGATTGGAAATATAATCCGTAACAGGATCATATTCCACATGTAGAACAGAATTTCCATCGCCATACAAAAGTAAATCGCGCACAATCTTAAAAATCCATGACTTCCTTGTCATGTGTTCGCACGGATTGATGTCAATCTTTCTAGCAAGTCCGTCACGAATTCTGATATCACCTTTATCCGTGTTTTCCATCAGATGGATGGTCATATTAGAGACCAAGTCAGCAATCTTATTAACTGCTGTCACAACGTCTGGATTTCTGGCCAAAGGTACATAAGAATCCATCAAGTTTGACAATCCTAAATCTGAATGACTCAGCATGTTGATTGGTTTACTTGGTTTGTTTCGTTTCCAAATCTTTTCAAAAATACCCATGTTTCCTCACCTCCTTTCTATCCAAAGAAACTCTTGCCACCCTTACCGAGATTAGCAAGAGCCTGTATACAAGCAAAGACGCTGGCATCAAACAAGTCAATCCTTGCAGTACCACCGTCTCCATCTAATTTTTCATATTGCACAGCATCATCCACCTTTTCAATTGCTCTAACATTGCTCACACAGTATTCATAAGCGTCAGAATGAAGATAGTAAAATTCTTTGTTCTTGACTTTGAACTCAATCCGTCTGAACCCCTCAGATTTCAGATAGAATAACTGAGGCTGGTCAATCATCTTGAACTTAGCCTTTTTCATCTTAGCCAAAAACTCGCGACCAAACTTCCTATCCATTCCCACAGCTTGGATTTTAAATCCACGCTCACGCATACTGATGAACCATTTGACGATATCGTCATAAAGTACTGTTGGAGTGTTACTCATCGTCAACCAACCATCGGATTGCCACCCAAAAAGTGGAATCCCATCATCGTTAGCCTTCTTTTGAGCATTAATCCTAGGAAAGAAAGCATGTGTGATACAGATATCAACATCTTTCTCACCATCATTATAAACACCGTATAGAGCAGCCGCTGTTAAGTCATGTAATCTTGACAAGTCCGCACCACCATACCAGCGAATCGGCAAGCGTGCCAGCTCTTCTAGACTCCAATCGTAGCAACTATCCGACGCAATAAACTCATCAGGATTGAAATAAGCGTTCATAGAGTTAGTGAAGATATTCAAGGTCTTATTGAAAAACTCGTTTCGAGTCTGAGGATCATTCATAGCCTGCTCTGCTTCTTCCTTGAGAGCCTTGAGCGAAACCGTGACACCCCATGAGGGATTAGCCATCTTGAGGATGTTCTCGTCCAGATAGTCCACTACATCACCATCAGCAGATTGATTAGCCTTGCAGATGAAGATGAAAAATGAATCATCAGTGACTAATTGCTTGAGCACCTTTTGACAGTATTTCAGACGATTGGCAAGGAAACCAGTAGGAATGTCCCCGGCAGTAGAGATAACAAAAAGCATACTGTTTCGGTATGCTGACATTGTTTTCTTCATAAGACCGTACTTCTTGCTGTTTCTCATCGTGTGAGCTTCGTCTAGGATAATTACGTTACCGTTCAATGAGTCCAAACGGCTTTCATCGTTGGCCAGTGCCTGGATAAAGAAAGAACCCTCGATACCAAAATTAGCAGTGATTGAGTGTTCCTGGTTGTTATCCTTGATACGAATGTTCTTGTCATTCCATCGCTCCACATTAAACTTCAAGAATCCAAAAGCTTCCATCGCTTGCTTAACAGAGTTTGCCACGATGTAGCATTTTGAACCGCTGTCTGTGTCTAATATCTGATAAGCAAGTGCGATTGCAGCAGTAAATGAGGTTTTCCCATTCTTCCGAGCAAGCATGATAAGCGCTTCTTTGAACCTGCGCTCATTTGTACCCTTGTAGTAAAATCCAAACAGGTTCACAACTACAAAATGTTGCCACGGTTGCAAGAGCAATGGCTTGTTACGGATAGACACCGCAAACATATCATCGCCCTGCTGATGGACTATCGTGTTTTCGATGAAGTGAACAACGAAATCAACGATATCCTCATCCATTTCAAACTCAGGATTTTCAAGATCGCGCAAGAAACGTTCAGCTGCAAGAATGTTCTCCTCGCAATGTTCCTCTCTGTGAAAAATGACGTGCCGAGCATACTCTTTCGCTTTATCAAGATTACCCATTGCCAGTCACTCGCTTCTTCTTGATTTCGTTCTTGAACTTCAGGACCTCAGTAAGCACTGACTCACCCTCTTGTTCTACTACCTCACCAAGAGACTTAGGATTCATCATCAACTGATTAGAGTAGCTGAGGATGTCTTTCCTCAAAATTTCCATCGCTGTCAAGATTGGAACTTTGCGCTCATTTTCAGCACCAGCCTTATTGACGTAGGTGTCTGTTACTGGATAACCCATGTCAGCATAATCTTGAGCAAGTTTCTGATACTGATATAGCATACCTGCAAAGATGTCAATGATCATTTCAAACTCTTTACGATAAGTGCCCAAGTCTTTCATCTGCTTGACCACTTTCGACTTAATCGACTTCGCTGTAATTGGTTTAGCCAAAAACTACCTCCTTCCGTCAAAATCGCTTAGTTTTTACCCCCTTTTTGTTTGAAGGCCCCCGACTTGGAAAAAGTTCCCTTCACCGGTTCCCAGAGGCTTCGAAAAAATTTTTTTGAAGTGGGGGGGATAAAAAATTTTTTTCATTTTTCATTTTTGTTTTTGAAAAAATTTAAAAATTCTTTTTTTCTTTTCTTCTGCCAATAAATTCCATTTCCGATTATCTTATCGTTATTGCGGTCATGAAACGTATTATGTTTGCGGTTAGTCAGCGGTAAACAATTCCAAGATACATACTCCAACTCTGGATACTCGGACACTGGGTAAATATGATGAACCATTTCAGCTGGAACTGACTGCCCATATCTTAGACTTTCTTGGCAAAGGTAATCGTGTTGTCTCATGACCTTGCCACGGAACTTGTTCCACTTCCTTGTCTTCAAGCTTTGTCTGACTGGTTTGTTGGACATGATATATATACTCCTTTGCAAAACAAAAGGACAGGCTCTTGACCTATCCTATCTCATACAAGAAATCTATGCTACCATAATAAACCTTTTTTTGTGAGACTTCAAGATGTCTTTTGTCTCATCTTTTATTTACAAAATCATATACGAGAGCTCCAATAAATACTAATGACAGAAATAGAAAAATCAATCCATGTTTAAATATTTTTCCTATGTCTTCTTTTGTCCAATCGAAAACAATTTTCAAAAACATCAATGCGAAAAAATAACAAACTAAATATCCTATGAATAACATATACCTCTCCTCCGACTATACCAATTTTATCCCTCACTTTCACATATCTTATATTTTGTTAAACTCACTCTAAATCTCAAACCCTTACTAATCATAGGTTTTAAAGAGTTTCATTTTTTCACTTTATGCTTAACTCATTATGTGAAAGTAATATCTAAAAAAATTAAATGACAAAGTTCCGTAGTGCGTCATCAAGCTCTGCTTGCTCTATCCCTATGTATCTCAGGGTGATTGCAGGTGATGAGTGATTGAACATTTTCTGCAATGTCCCTACGTCCTTTGTCTTGTTGTAATATTTATAGCCAAATGTTTTTCGCATTGTGTGAGTACCGACATTATCAATGCCTAGTTCTTCAGCTGCTTCATGTATGATTTGATAGGCTCGCTCACGAGTGATTGCTTTATTCTGACCTTGCCTACTCTTGAATAAGAAATGATGAAATGGTTTGTCTTCGACATATCTCCTCATTTCTTTCTTGAGCTCTTTTGTCATCCGTCTTGTTATCTGCTTGCCAGTCTTCCGTTCTCTCAGTTTGATGTGCCAACCTTGAACATCTTTAACTTTCAAGGTAAGTATATCTCCGACTCGCAAGCCTGTATTCAGGCCTGTAATGAATAGCATATAATACATCTCATTCCACTCTTTGAGATAATCTTTCATTGCCTGAATGTCATCATTATCTTTTATCGGTGATACAAATTCCATATTCTACCTCCTTTCCACAAAACAAAAAGCCAGCATTTGCTGACTCTTGACGATACTTCTGTTGGACAACTTTTCTGACTAGAATTAAGGATGACTCCTA